AATTTGATGATACATACCTTGGTCAAAAAAGTAGCGATCCGACAGTAGACAACGATGGTGATCCGCTTGCGACAGGGGCGCTCTATTTTTCGACCTCTGCTAATCAGTTAAGAGTTTACAACGGAACCTCATGGCAAGATGCCGGAAGCGCTGTAAATGGTACGAGTCAAAGATTTACCTATACAGCGACAGCGAATCAAACGACATTTTCCGCAACTTACGATGTAGGTTTTTGTGATGTATATCTAAACGGAAGTAAATTGCTTGTCGGTACAGATGTAACCGCGACAAGTGGTTCGAATGTTGTTCTCGCAACAGGCGCCGCAGCGGGTGATATTGTCGATATTGTTTGTTTCGGCACTTTTAGCGTAGCCAATACTTATACGCAAGCGGCAGCAGACGCTAAGTTCGCAATACAATCAAATAATCTTAGTGATTTAGCAGACGCAGCAACCGCTAGAACAAATTTAGGTCTTGGCACGATGTCAACGGCTGCAACAGGAGATTATGCTGCGACAGCCAACAACCTATCAGACCTTGCGAGCGCTTCTACTGCCTTGACGAATTTAGGTGTAACTAGCACCGCAGCAGAGCTAAACAAGTTAGACGCTTTAACAAGAGGCTCTATTATTTACGGTGATAGCTCTGGCGCTACGGCTGAATTAACTAAAGGTACAGCTAATCAGGTGCTTACCTCAGACGGCACTGACATCAGTTGGCAAGACGCAGCCGGAGGCGGTGCAACTGAAATACTGACAGCAGGTAATATTGTTGATCTAAACGATGGTAATTATGGGCCGTTAGATTGGGATACTGCGAAAGGTTGGAAGATGGCAAGCACCACTTACCAATTTTTCGGAAGAGTTGGTAATGCACAAAATAATTATCATCAAACGGGTAATACTTTCGGTGGTGTTTTGCCAGGTGGTTACAATCAGGGTGGAAGCTCTGGCACTCAATGGATGACTTACGGATTAATATGTACGCCATCTACAAAAACGGTAACGCTTTCAACTGGTTCAGGCAATGTTTTAGATTCTCTTTTCGATAACACAAGTGCGCCAGGTTCTTACAATAGCACAATGTGTTTTTATGGAATTGAAGGCTATAACGGTGTTCTTTGCGGAGGCCATGTAGCTTGGCCTGGACAGTCCTCTTATGCGTTTGGAACATTGCGAGGAGAATTTAGCCGCAGCACTGGAAAAATGAGCACGAGTGCTTTCGTAACTACCGTTACAGGTGCGGATCACGGCACTAATGGTCAGCCGATGTCTATACCTAACAACGGTGGTAATACCGCAAACTCACCTTACGGATATGGCTTGATAGTCGGTTATGACCAAAATAACAGCAATAAAGCCTCATATAGAGTTGTTAGTTATCAAGGTAGCGGTTACGGCACTAGTTACAGTGGGTTGACAGAGTGTCCAGGCACTAACACTTCTACTGTGGACAAGGTGGCGATGTTTACCCAACCTGCTGTATATAACGGTGCTTTTCCAGACGCTAGTTATGATGTGCCTGTCCAGATTGCGCATTATGGCACGGCTAACGGTTATTCATGTATAGCAGTGAATTATACCGGAGCTGTTAGCGGTCAAATAACTAGCGGTTTTGATAGAACACAATATTATTATCAAATAGGCTTCTTAGTAAAAAATCCAAGCGGAGCCGGAGTCAAGACAATAGTTTATGACTATAACAAACAATGTTCTATATGGACGGCTTACAACTCCGCTCCTACATTCGTAGGCCCTGTCGCTATGCCTTTCAATATTGGCTCTTACGGGCGTATAGAAGGCATTCAACCTACAGGTGTTGAGAACGAGTGGTTTACTTATTGGGGCTCAAGTGCTCCATTGGCTTCTGGCAACTCGTACATAACGCAACGATTAGTGAAATTTAAAATTAATTACACTACTGGGGAATTTTACGATGTTAAGTCAATAATGGTTCCTCACGAAACTGCGTTATTTGGTAGCGCTATTGGTTTTATGACGAGATGTTGGTTGTTGTATGGTGATGACGGTACATCAGCAACGCCAACAGGAATACTGTGGTGGAGACTTGAATATAACACTAACTCGTTTTGGATTACAGATTATCCGGCTAATTCAGACTGGACTACTTGGACAACTTACTAGGAGGTTGCATGGCATCGACATTAGCAGAATTCAGAGCCGAAAGAGATGCGGCTTTGCAAAACACTGACTGTCTTTATCTTGCGGATTTACAGGAAAAATTAAATTTAAATGAAGGAAGTATTGCAACGCTTAATATTTATAGACAAGAGTTGCGAGATGCGACAGTTGGCGTCACAGACGATAACGTGTCTGATGCTGTTCTTCCAAAACCCGTTGATCCATTAATAGCCGCTTTTTTAAAAATCGAGCTTTAAGCTTTAAGGAGCTGACATGACAAGAGCGCGAGATGTCGCAGATGCGGCTGTAAATATAAATATATTAGATGGTTTACCCGCTACGTTGACATCTACTGAGTTGGGTTACTCTGATGGCGTAACGTCAGCGATACAAACTCAAATTAACAACAAGCCGAGTACGTCAAATCCTACTTTCGCGGGTTTAACATTGTCTGCCGCGTTGACAGGAGGAGATCAAACAGTTGGTGCGGTAAATCTGAAAGATTACGGAGAGGTGACTAACGACCTAATTAATGTAAACGGCACAACAGATATTGATTTGACTGTTGGAAATTCAGTGCAAGCCACCGTAACAGGAAATACAACTTTTACGTTTTCTAACCCTGCCTCAAGAACGGAGCCTAACCAGACCATAACGGTTACAGTCGCAGGTGGAAAATTTTTAGTTAATGGTGTATCGCAAGGTACGATTACCATGTATCACGGCTCTACATATATTTTCGATCAAAGCGATGCGAGTAACGCAACACACCCATTACGCTTTTCAACGACCAATGACGGTACGCATGGCGGCGGTTCTGAATATACCACGGGTGTCACGGTAAACGGTACGCCAGGAACAGCAGGTGCTTATACGCAAATAGTCGTTTCCAATAGCACTCCAACACTTTTTTATTATTGCAGCAGTCATAGCGGTATGGGCGGCACTTTTAATATTTATGCACCGCTTACGTTATCAGGTTTTGTTCTTAAATTGACAAATGGCGGCAACCATACAGTAACTTGGCCTACGACAAAATGGGCAGCGGCAACTGCGCCAACACTGACATCAAGCGGTACAGACATTTTATGTTTTATATATTGTGACGGTTCTTGGTACGGATTTACTGCGGGATTAGCTCTAGCATGACAAGCATAAGAACAGCAATGTTAGCAACCTCTGGCACAAGCGGAGAAAATTATTATGTGAGTAGGTTTCATTCACCTGCTGCTAGTGGAAGCACTAATGCTAATAATTGGGGAATGTCCATCATTACTGGTGCTGATGGCAATATGGTTTGGCAGTTTAATTCTAATTGGGGTAGCAATAATGCTAACAGATGGTTGTGGGTTGTAAATTTTTCACACGATGATGGAAGCATAATCAGCAGTTGTAGATTTGACAATGAAGAGTGGGATGGCGGTTGGTATGGTTCTTGTTACGATCCGCGCTCAACTCGTATATTTGCAGGTGGTAATGGCTTTAAACACACGGGCGGTCAAACAAGTAAGTGCTTGATTCCACAAACATCGCAACCGTCAGTTGGCACACCAGTAGGAAGTGTTTCTGGTTACAAATTAATGGAAAATGAAAATAGTGCTAATTTACGTTCGCCTTTGATTGACAACTATACCAGTGGTGTTGGAGGTGAAACATGGATGATGCAAGCCGGAAACCTAAATTGTGCAAGGTTTAAGTTTGACAGTAGTAATTCATGGAGTCCTATTTCATTAGGTAAGGCTACATGGTTGTACTACGAAGCTCGATGTTGGGCTGCATCACCACAGAGAAATAGCACTTGGTTTTGGGCGTTAGCCGCGCAAGGTAACAATGCTTACGCTTTGAAATGCAATTATGGTTCGGGTGCAAGCGGTTCTATAGGAGCTATATATTTTCAGGGTGTTCAGACAGCGCAGGGTAACGGTTATCCAAGATTTGCCTATTCTGACACCTCAAAACATATTGACACAGGCGGTAATTTTCATTGGGCAGTAAGAAAGAATACAAGTCCTTATCAGCATTTGTGGATAGGAAGAAACACAACATCAGCAGTAACAACTCACAACCAACTTAATACTAAAAATACATGGGGTTATGGGGCAGCAGAAGTAATGGGTAATGCGCCAATGACTCAAGTGTTGTCGGATGGTAGCGCTCAATTTGTAGTAACAGAGGTCAAATATGTGCAAGCAAGCGGTTACTATCAGGTGATATTCGTAATATTTAAGGTAGACAATACAAAAGCTGTGACACAAGCGTTAGCAATTTATCCTGAATATATGAATACATATAACTGGTATGCCTCACAGCAGTTTTTTCATCTAAGCGAGGATGAAGAGTCTTTATATTTTACTTATTACATTGAAGGCTCAAATCAGAATACCTATGACCCGTACTTGTGGAAATTGCCTATAGACTTTTCAAAGATAAGTAATCAAACGGTATCTAATCATAAAATATACGATTTTCTTGGGGCTACTGGTTCGGCAGGTACGAATCCCGCCGGATACAATTATGTTGGTAGAGCAGACATTTTTGACGCTGATAGTTTGTCAACAGCGTATGGGAATAACAATACTGCAACAAAATCAGATAATAACACAACAGCAACAACGTATACCGTTAATAACCCGCCAACTACAAGTGTAACGGCAACAACGAACGATTTATAGGAGCGTAATTATGTTAGTGAAAATAGTAGATGGCAGCGCACAAAATTATTCGCTCTCACAATTAAAAACGGATAACCCTAACACTAGCTTTCCAGTAAACATGACTGCTGACCAGTTAGCGGAATTTGACTGTTACGAGGCGGTTTATACCGAAGTGCCTACGATAAATTCCGCAACTCAAAAAATAGTGACCAGTAGTACGGCTACATTAATTGATGATGTTTGGACATTTACTCACAGTGCTGAAAATTTAAGTGCAGATGAAAAATCAGTTGTTGATAGTAATGCTGCTTATAGTGTTAGAGAAAAACGAGATGCTTTGTTAGCTGAAACTGACTACTTAGCGTTATCTGACAATACTCTCACAGATGAAATGAGAACCTATCGTCAAAGTCTGCGAGATATAACGAGCTTATCTAGTTTTCCGCATTTGGAGGACTCTGATTGGCCGGAAAAGCCATGAGTTATGAACGCTTTTATTTTAATTTTGATAATCGGAGGAATTGCTGCAATAACAGATTGCAATGATGGATTGTGTTTTGAGCAAAAATCTACTTGCGAACGGTTTGCTCAAAGAATAATTATAAATTCGATCAACACAAACATCAGCGCAATGTGTGAAAGGATCGAACAATGATCGGTGAAGCCATGCTTGCCATTAAAGCGCTCGATTCTGCGTTTGTGATGGTACAAAGCGCTATATCTCGAAAAAAAGAAGTCGAGGATATGGCCGGAGAAGTTGGCAAATTTTTTTCTGCCAAGAAAAAAGTTGAAGAGCATATTGCAAATGCACGGCAAGCCGGCAACGAAGATTTAATGGTAGGTAGCGCATTAGAGGAAGCTATAACCATCGATCAGCAAGAAGAGCGGATCGAGAAGATGATGAAAAAAGTAGGCGATTATTACTCAAGGAAAGGGCAAACCCATCGTTGGGTAAAAATTAAAAAAGAAGCGGCTAAAATCGAAAAGAAACGAGCAATAAAAGCAAAAGAGAAAGCAAATCGCACTAGGCAAGATGAATTATTTATCAAGGATCTGAGTTTAGTATTAGGTGTTTTGGTCGGCGGATTGTTTATAACAGCGGGGATATTATTTTTGATTTTTGGTTTTTCGGCTGAGTGAGAGTAATATAAACAGCACTAAATTAATGATAAATAGGATATTTATTGATGGAAAAAGATAATACGGGAAGGATGCCCACAACGGCAATTTTAAGAGCAGCCACTAAATATTCGCTTGAGGCTTACAACGACGAAATTGCCGGTGCTTTAAAGATAGAAAATAAGTTAGCGAGCTCAACCGCTTTCTTTTTGCACGATGAAGAATTAGGTATGGATGTGTTGGTTCATAGAGGCACTGAAAGCGCCCGTGATTGGCTTTTCAATTTAAGCGCAATACCTGTAAGAGTTTGCAAGAGATGGGTCCACGGCGGCTTTGCGGCGGCACACATGGCCATATGGCGTAAGTGCAAGCAACACTTGGATCCTGGCAAAAAGTTATTGATAACAGGCCACAGTTTAGGCGGCGGAATGGCCGAATTATCAGCCTTAAAATTGGCTACGAAAGAAAACGGTTTTGGCAACATCAATTTAGTGACGTTTGGAAAGCCAAACACGATGTTGAAAAGGAAAACGCGTTACAAAATGGACCATTTAGCGGGGCATTTGTCCGTAATAAGTGGCTCTGACATCGTGACACGAATACCGCGGTTTTTGTTTTGTCCAGACGCAAATCAACAATCGCTGTATTTAGGTAATGATGGAAATGATTACGTCGATTGTGAACGTGATTTTATGTTGGCTGATTGGAAAGCCGGCGATGCAATTAGCGATCACGACATGAAATTGTACGCTGAACGAATGAAGCCACACACATAGAGGATATTGCATGAGATATGCCGCGATTTGTTTAACGATGATGCTTGCTAGTTGTACGACTGTTGAAGGTGTAATGGAAGCGGAATCCATTTATTGCAGCCAAATTTACAAGGGCGTGCGTGCTGTTGGCCGAAGCGCATTATCGGCAACTACTGGGGTGGTCGTGAGCGACGTATGCGACCAGATTGATTCCATAGTTTCTGCTTCTGCCGAAGAGGAGGAAAACGCCTCGAGCGTAAGCAAAAGCGATGGCTGATCTACGTTTAATCATACAAGTGTGGTTGGCGCTACAGTGAAGGGCATATTAAAAGCGTTAGCCCCGAAGTTAGTTGACGTCGTAGCGTCATCGAATCCTGTAGCCGGCACAGTGTTAAAAATGGCAACTCGTAAACTTGGGATGCCTGAAAATAGCACGCCGGAACAGATCGAGGATGAAATAGAGCGTAATCCAGAAAAAGCGGCATTAATCAGCGATGTAGAGCAACAAGTAAAGGTAATGAATATTGAGCTCGAAAGTTACAAAACAGAGGTCGACGACAGAAAGCACGCTCGGGAGACTTTTAAAGACGATTGGACTCCAAAAGTGTTTGGCGTTTTGGCTCTCATACTTTACGGGGCTTATGTCATGACAGTAACGCTCATGCCACATGATGCCAACGACGAGACTATTATCTCGTTGGTGCTCGGTCAATTATCAGGAATATTAGGCACGATGGCCGCATTTTGGTTTTCGGGCTCAAGCACGAATAACAGGAAATAATTAATGGCACTTGATCCAGTAACAGCGTCAGCGCTACAAGCCGGTATAAAAGCGGTCGGCCAATTTCTTGGTAACGATCTTATGGATCGTCTTTTTGGGAAATTTTTTGGTGGTGGTGGCTCTGATTTGCCGCCTCTAACACCGGAACAACAGGCTGCTTTAGAGGTTAGTAATGCCTTAAATATGGCTCAAGGCGATCTCTATGGCGATACGAATAATGAAGGGTTTTTAGAGACAGTTGGGCCTACGTTTGAAGAGGCCGTCAGGAAGGTGCAAGCCCTCGATGACTCGGACGAAAAAACAGAATTACTTAGCGTATTAGCAAGTAACACACCTTACAATTTTACGGAATTAAGACCGGAATTAGATATTCTTGAACCTAGCGTCGATTTCAGTGGTATCGATACGAGCGGCCTTGAGAATATGGGGCCAAAAACGCTTGACCAACTGACACCGCCCGAAATTTACGAAACCTACAAAGATCGAAAAATTGACGATTTAATCACTGATTTTCCAACCGATGAAGGCGGCAAATATCCTTTCGAATTTGTGCGAGCCATATTAATCAACTCGGCTAATGAAGGTGATAAAAACGCTGCACAAATACTTATTAACAGTGGTGTGCCTATCGATGGCGGTCCTGGAGCGTTTGGCGGCGCAGATGGCGGCATGGGTCCGTCGCAAGGAACCGGTCCAACCGGTCCAACCGGTCCAAGTGGTCCAAGTGGTCCGTCAGGCGGCAAAGTCGGCAATCAGGGCAATCAGAATCAAAACAATCAGAATCAAAACGACAAAAAGAAAGACGACGACAAGATAACTAACCAAAATAATTCTGGTAATAATGATACTGGCGGCAACGAAAACACTAATTTATGCCCTACTGGATTTCGCTACGATGCAAACCTAGATCAATGTGTTCCTATCGTCGATATTGGCGGCCTTAATCCGCTGCCTGAGATTGACCAACCGACAGCACAGTTGCCTAGACCGATGTTTGCTGTTGCCCCGCGCAACGTTGTCAAAATTCCTGATTCAACACCAATATCGAGCACGCTATTCAAGACAGAGATAGGGCGCATAGATAGTCCTGCAAGAACTCTGTTCGACAATGTGCTCCCACGAAATTCAATGCTAACGAGAGGCCGTTATGACTTATCTTGAGCTTATTAATGGCGTTTTGCGACGGTTACGCGAAAACACAGTCGCAACAGCAACGGAAACTGATTATTCGAGATTGATCGGTGATCTTGTCAACGATGCTAAAAAGACGGTCGAGAAATCGTGGGAATGGTCCGCTCTGCGGAATACCGTGACATTAAACACTGTAAGCGGAACTTACACCTACGCGCTGACCGGTGCGGGTCAAGATTCAATATTAAAAGACGCGATGAATGACACTTCTAACTTGTTTCTTAGACAACGAACAAAAACGTATTTTAATACGCAATTTTATAATGGAACTCCGGCAAGTGGCACGCCCAATTATTTTACATTTAACTCAACAGATGCGAACGGAGACATACAAGTTGATGTTTATCCGAAGCCTGATGGAGTTTACGCGTTACGTTTTGATCTTGTCACGCCGCAAGCGGACCTCACCGCTGACGCAACAGCGCTAAAGTGTCCGAGTAATCCGGTGTTGCAGCTTGCTTATGGCATGGCTTTACGAGAGCGAGGCGAGACAGGCGGACAGAGCGCACAAGAACAGTTTGGTATGGCGAATATTGCATTGTCAGACGCTATTGCAATTGACGCGAATAAATATCCCGATGAAATGACTTTTCAGGCTTGCTAACGATGGCGCAACCTTTACAAAACATAACTATTAGCGCTCCAGGATTTGCGGGTATTAACACGCAAGATGCGCCTTTGATGCAAAATCCTAGTTTTGCAGCCATCGCCGACAATTGCATTATTGATAAGGAAGGCCGTATTGCGTCACGCAAAGGTTACAGCATGGTATCAAGCAATGGTGCGACTGTGCTTGGTTCTAGTGCCGGTATTGAGTCTGTAGGGGAGTTCGTGCAAACAGACGGAAGTAAGATAGTGTTTTCCTGCGGAAACAACAAGATCTTCAACGGAACTAGCACGTTGGTAGATAAAACTGGCGGGGCAACTATTACCGCTAATAATTGGCAAATGGCTTCACTTGCTAATAAATTTTACCTATTTCAACGTGACCATGCGCCGTTAGTCTACGATCCAAGCACGACAAATCTCACCACTATAGCAGCGCATCCCGCTGTTGCCGGAACTCCAATTGAAGGCAATATTTGTTTAGCTGCTTTTGGTCGACTGTGGGTTGCTGATGTTACTGGCAACAAGCAAACAATTTACTGGACTGATTCGCTTAATGGCTTGATATGGACGGGTGGCTCGAGCGGTAGTTTGGATCTTACAACTGTGTGGCCTAATGGTTTTGACGAGATAACGGCGTTAGCTGCACATAACAACTTTTTAATTGTTTTTGGAAGGCGATCAATTGTTGTTTATGGGGGAGCAAGCGATCCGGCGACAATGACGCTTACTGACACCATCCTTAATATAGGATGCGTTGGCCGTGACGCAATCGCGACAACTGGTAAAGATCTAATGTTTTTAGACTTTTCAGGTGTTCGATCTTTGTCTCGTACAATTCAAGAAAAGTCAGCGCCAATTGGTGATGTTTCTCGTAATGTAAATTCCGAAATAAAATCTCGCGTACAAGCCGAAACTGGCGACATAAAAACAGTCTACGATCCAAATAATGCGTTTCTCTTAGTCAATTTCCCGACTGTGGGTGTTGTGTATTGTTTTGATACGCGATATCCGTTGGAAAATGGAAGTTACCGCACTACTACTTGGACCGGTATGCAACCATTATCTTTTACAATTACTGATGCTGATGATCTTTATATCGGTGTTGCAACGGGATTAGCAAAGTACGATTCCTATACAGACGACACTGGTAGTTATGGTTTGCAGTATTTTTCACACCCGCTTTCATTTGGCGACTCATCACGACTCAAATTTCTGAAAAAAGTCAACGTAACGACTTTTAGTGGAGAAAATTCAAATGTCACATTGAATTGGGCCTATGATTACAAAGGTGATTATAGAGTTGGTGTTTATGCCTTGCCTAATTTTGTTGCGGCGCAATACAACATTAGTGAATTCAATACAACAGCGGAATATTCAAGTGGTGCGTCATTAATAAACACACAAAAAGTGAATACGGGCGGTAGCGGTTCTGTTGTACAAATCGGCGTGACAACAACTATTAACGGAACGGAAATCGCGTTTCAAGAATTAAACATACAAAGCACAATCGGGAGGATTAACTGATGAGCTCTTATACCCCTAGTTATGCGTGGAGTTCTTTCGATTCGCTCCCGAGCGGAAACCCCAATAAAATTGTGAAAGCAACGGCCATAGGCGTTGAAATGACAAACATACAAACTGCGGTCAATTCGAAAGCAGACAGCGCATCGCCAAATTTCACAGGCGCGACGACAATGGCTGATCTGACTGTATCAGGCACGTTCACCGTTGCAACAATTGATGGAGGGACTTACTGATGACGTTGGAAGAGTTAGGTAATTTAATATCGGGAGGCGTCCGTGCAGGTAAAGACTTCTTGCAAGATTACGGCACGCTTGTTGGTGCGGCCGGACAAATAGCAAATCAAAACGCAGCGGTACAGTCATACGAAAATATGGCTGACGATGCGAAAAAGATGATTAGAGAAGATATCTATCCAGAGGTTTCCTCTGCTTCGTCCTTTAAGCCATTTGCTGTAAGTGCTGCGCCAGGATCCGTATCTACAACAGCAACAGGCGGAACAACATTTAATTTATCGCCGGAGCAACAAGCGGTCGAAAAGTCTTTGCGAACTGGCGGAATGGATCTGTTGAACGCGGTTCTAGGCAATCAGACTGATCCAGTGACCGGTGAAGTCACACAGAATATGCGTAGCGATCAAGCTGCATTGATAAATCTTCTTAATGATCCATTTAAACAGGAAAATTTAGCCAAGACAGAGCAAACGATGTTTGATCGATTGCAAGCGCTACGCGCTCCCGAGCAAGGCCGCGCACAAACAGCGCTGACAAATCAGTTAATTGGTCAAGGCCGTCAAGGATTACAGACATCAGCTTACGGCGGTACGCCAGAGCAACTTGCGCTCTCCAAAGCAATTGAAGAACAAAGAAGTGCTGATGCCATTAGTGCAATGGGACTTGCGCGTCAAGATGCACAACGTATCTCTGATAATCGATTGCAAGCCCTACGTCAGCAAGTGCTCGAAAAAGATCTTGGTGGTCGATTGGCCTCGCAGTTCTTGGACGATTCTTATAGACCAACTGAAGCGCTACTTGCAGCAACACAGCCATCAATTAATTTGGCTGATATTGCGACCGTAGCGGGTCGACAACGAGCCGGTTACGGCACAGAGCTCGCTAAGATGTTCCTAGATTACGATTTAGGCAATCGAGGTGCAGCAACAAATATCAGAAATCAGACGATGGAAGGTATTTTCAAGCTCTTAGCGGAACAACAGCGTGCAGCGGGTAATGTTGCAGCCGCACAAGCGGGAGCCGGTGATTCGTCCGATGGTAATTTTTTCCAAAATCTTTTTGATAACTACATAAATCGTTATCCGAATTAAAGAGGCTCTAACATGACAAGTTTATTAGAAAGGTTACGAAGCGGTGTCACGGATATCATCGAAACCGAAGATCAAAAAGCCTTACGACAAGCATCCGAGCGAGAGCTTGCGGCGCGACCTTTGCGTGACAGGGGGCTTCCTGTTGGCTTAAATCTGATTAGCGAGATTGCCGGCGGAGTTCCAAGCACAGTCGAAGCTGTGCGACAGGCCGGTATGTCTTTTGGTATGCCTTTGCAAACTGATAGCGAAATGATGGAACAGGCTTTTGCTAATTTTGAAGATACGCCGGAAGGTCGAGCACGCACAATTAACGCAGTTAGAGCTATAGATCCAATTCGAGCCGCGGGTCTGGTCGACATATTCCAACAACGTGATAGAGAGGCAGAGTTGCGAGCACAAGCTGATGCTGACCGATTACAACAAAGGCAATTGACCGATCAACAAATCGCGACCTCTGCGGCGCAAGCACAAAGTTTATTAGCTAACGCAGAGGCCAACCGAGCCGGAATTGGCTTTGATGACCGTCGAATTACAATTCTTGAAGATGAATTTGGCATTACAAAAGAGCTACATGATCTTGCTACGGAAGATCGTCGAATCGAAATGGACACAAGTTCGGGAGCCATAACAAGTGCTTTTGATGCGATTAGACAACTTCCAGGAGGCGAAATTTATGCTGATATGCGACAGAGTAGCTTTCCTTTAACATATCAGGGCGCACAACAAGCATGGGCGCTATATGAGGAACTAGCGAAGCCGACAGAAGTTGCTAGAGATATCTTTATTGACACGATTGTTGATATGGAAAAGACGTTACCAAATGGAGAAACGAATCCGTATTTTGGTATGCCGCTCCGTATTATGTTTGATAAAAACGACGAAAGTTACAGTCATGTGTTAGGCGTTGACGAGTCAATTGCGGAACATAGTGCCGGCGGAACATTTGCGGGGTCATTAAGAGCTCCCGCCGGTCAATTGATGCCAACTGAAAATTTTGACACTAAACTTCTTGCTGACAAAATAATTGGTTTAGCTTTCGATCCTAATCTCGAGAGCGTTGTCGGTCCTACTGACAGGTTTGGTAGAGCTATCCTTGCTCAAATTCCTGGTGGAGCAGTCGAGCAAGCTGAGTTAGTCGATAGAATTTCAAGACAGCAAACACAAGGCATTTTGCCGTTCATCAGAGCACTAGCTCCGGTGACAGAGGAAGATGTCAAAATATTAGAGGCGCTTGAGCTAGGTCTACGTGATAAGCAAGACGTATGGATGCGAATGACGTTGCAAGAAAAGTTACCTAAAGCCTTAAATATGATGTACAACGCTTTAAGTGATAACAATATGGCTCAAGCCGGCGCACAACGCGCTGCAATTGAATTTGCTAGTCGAGCTTATGCCGCGATAAACGATAATCCAAACACCAAAATATTTGATACAGGTAAATATTCAACAACAAACGCGTTGAGAGATGCGTTCGCTTTGTTGCCAAAAGCCTCCGACATCAACATCGATGAATTCAATGAAAATATCTACAGTTGGAAGGGTAGAGCAATCAATGACTCTATGATTCGACAAATTGCCGGCGATAAAGTCGACTTTAATACCACTGACAGAGAGCAGTTGCAGCAACAAGTCGAGAAATTGATGAGCGACGAAGGCATACAACTTATCCAGAGGTAACTAGCATGGCAGACCCGACTGTTGACGCAATAATGAATTACAACCCAAATAGCGATCCCATAGCCTCGGTCGCTGAAAATATGGGTATCAACGAGTATAACGCTCAAAAGAAAGGCTTTTTAGGACGTCAAGCCGCGGGTTTCAAGCAGCGTTTTAAAGAGGCCGAGCAATCATTATCACAACTAGCGTCCATGGGTTTTGAAGGCACTGGCATCATACCCGAGGGCTCTACAGCGCGTTTAACAGAGTCTATTGCAAAGCAACGTGAAGAATACCAAATGTCGCCCAATTCTCGCGGTAATTTGTTAGGCGAGGTTATGGCTGATATCGTAATGACGTTGCCGGCGTTAGCAATTACAGGGCCGGCTGCTCTGTCACGGGTGGGTCCGTCTGCGGCCATTGGTGGCGGTTTAGGTATGACTCGTCCAGTTTACAGTCAAGACGACATCAATTTTTTTAATCCTGAACGAATGAAAAACGTGACTTACTCCGCTCTTGCCGGCGGTGCGGGTACGGCTGTTGTAAATAAAGTATTGCCTTATGCACAAGCGGCTATAACAGAAAAAGTCATGGGCGCTCCGAGTTATCTTGCTCGAACTCGCTCTCTTGAAGGCATAGAGGCACAAGCAGCAAAAGAGGCAGTAGACGCCGCTAAAAAGTTTAATACCTTCGTTACGCCGGCCGAAGCTACGCGAGACGCAATCGCGCAAGGCAGAGAGGCGAGAACCTTTCTATTTCAAGGCGCAAAGCGAAAATTAGCGAATAGATTAGCTGAGAGATCGCGAATAGTTGATAAGGAAATGGATAAGATTATGTCGGCTCTCGTTCCAAAGGGGCGCGAGGCATTTCTGGCGGCGCGACAAGAATTAAAAGACGAGGTGTTTAACACACGAACTTTTGGATTAACAACAGACGATCTGCTTACGGGTTCACCCTATCCTGAAATAATGAGAAAGGCTAAAGGTATAATGGATAGCGAAACTGGTGTGGCGTTTGTTGCAAGAGAAGGCGGTACGCCTGTTGTTCCTGGCACAATCGCTGAATTTGATTTGATGCGTAGATCGATTGATACACTGATAGATAAAGCGAAGCCTAAAGGTAAAAGTATAGCAGCCTTAACAGAGGCGCGTAGATTCGTCACCGATGTTGCTGACGTAATGAGCCCAAACTATAAAATTCTACGCAACATGAATCAGCAATTAGCGTTTAGAGATAAAATTACAGCAGCAATCGGAAAAGTACGGCCTGATGGCTCTCGAGCCGGTACGTTTTATAAAGAGTTTATGTTGACGCCAGAAAAATTTGCCAACTTTATGAGGCAGATCGACAATATCCAAGATGCTTCGGTCAGAAATACAATCAAAAGAAACGTCACAGCCCTTCGCCCGTTACTGAAAGCATTACACGAATCGCCGCTTGAGTCTGTTATGGGAAAAACTGGTCGATATCTCGAAGCTAAAGCATCGGGTGTCGGAGGCATAACAGGTATTGCGGTTAATCAAGGTAGCAATATGGTTTCCGGCGCGTTAGACAAACGTATCGTTGATTTCATAACCGATCCTAGTTGGTATGACAATTGGGTTGCAAAAGGCGCCAAAACTGTTCAAGAAAAAAACGGGCATTTGATGACGGCATTTTATGACTATCTTGCGATGGTCTCGCCACAAACCTCTGTCGCCATTCAACAGCAAGCCCTCGATACAAATAGGGCTCTCGAGGAAGGCGTGCAAAGACAGCGCAGAGGCCAGAGACCGTACTAATGTACGATTATAATTTTAAGCTCGAGCGTGTGGTAGATGCAGATAGTCTACGCGGTTCACTCGATCTTGGCCTTAATGTGTGGCTCCACAACGTCGATCTTCGTTTATTTGCGATTGACGCCCCTGAGACACGTTCTCGAGATAAGATGCACAAACGTCATGGCCTTACTGCCAAAAAGTATGTCGAGGATATGCTTGAGGTTGGCAAGACATATCGCATAAAAACTTTTAAAGATACTCGAGGGAAATTTGGTCGCGTCTTGGCGAAAGTCTATCACAAGGGATGGTCACGACGTTGTTTGAATGAAGAGCTTTGCCTTAAACACCTAGCAGTACCTTACCATGGGGCTAGTAAGGATGATGTCAAAAAGGCTCACAAAAGCGCTCTAAAGGCGCTGTTAGCGGCTAAGAATATACCGCTTGTCGAATTAAAAAAGTGACCGTAAAATTGCTGCCTAAGTGTAATGGTGTCGGTATTAATTTAGTAGGTCTAAAACTACCCCAAACCTACCCCAAACCTACCCCAAAACTACACCTAACTCGATTTTGCTGTTTGTAAGTCATTGATTATTAAGACATTTAAATAGCCCATTGAGCTATTGGGCAATTTTTTTCTTCTTTATAATCAGTTACTTACAACCTCTAAAATGCAAAAGGGCAAAAAGGGGCAAAGCAATTTTACGGTCGGGCATTATAAGCTAATTAATGCCTAATTTACTACTATTCGC